CCTTGTACTGTTCCTCTAATACCAATCTGAATTAAGTTAGCTGTTATCGGTTGTTTTAGTGGTAATTCCGATACAACTCCTGTTATTTTAGAGGTTCTGGTGTCCTTATTATCATCAGTGGTTACAAATATCTGCCCACCCTCCATATATTTAGCATGGACAACAATAGAATCACTGATTTCTTTTATTTGATTATATTGAAAATCCTCCTCTTGGTGTATTACTTCGTAGTAGATAGGTTGTCCACTATGGTCAACAAAAACATCAGTCGCATCTAATTCAATAACATTACCGTCATTATCACCACCAACAATAGTATTTACTCCATTAGAATCTACATAAGACGAAAAGAAATGAAAACGAGTAGGGTAACTACGGATACTCCACTGGTCAAGAATGTAGTTGTAATAAAATACAACATTTGAGTAAGTTCTACCATCAACCGTTAAATCTCCGACACTCCATAAGAAAGCCCTCGAAGTACCAATACCAGCAATGTTAGCTGAAGCACTTTGTGGGATAGCATCTACCCATTTTTTAATGTTATTAGCCCTATCGTGAGAGATAGCTGTTGGTTTTCCACCATTAGTTACATAAAATCCTTTAGCGTCCTTATTTGAGTTAGAATAAAAAGCACATATTCCACCCTTACTAATAATACACTCTTGATTTGGCGCACCAATATCCATTAAAGTTTCTGGAAATGCTGAGTCAAAGTTCCAGCGTTTCATTGAACGCTCCTTAAATACTAGTAGAAAACCTGATACTTTAGCAAAACCTTTAATTCCGCCAGCTCCCTCTTCTGGTTCAAAGTCAATATATCCATTACCGCTTACCCATGAAATAGCTCCCACACTCGGGGTGGACGAGTAATATATTCTATCTGGATTAGCTGTATCTCCTGCTAGATAGACTCTGTCTAGCCATTCTATACATAGTGATGGTTCGGCAAAAGGGATATTTGTTAAATCAAAAGCTCCACCATCAGTAATAACCACACTTCCATCGTAACTTTTTGGTGCATCTGTACCATTAACAATAAGAACAGAGTCTAAAAAAGTCAGCATTCTATGTTTTAGACTAGCTGTTTGCGTGGTTAAATCAGTAATACTACCTGTTCCAACCTTAGTTCCTACTGAATAAGTGTCACCTGAGTTATTAAAGAAAGCAATTAAAGCATGGTTAGAGCCATCAGAGTCTCTAAAATTATGCAATCCAAGACAAGTTTTGTTATCTTGCACTTGAGAACCGACAAGTTGCGTACCTAGGCGAGTCACAAAAGAACCAAGTTCAATATCAAATTGACCATTTAATGCTAAAGCCACAGAGCCAGGGGGCATAATATTTTCATTGATATTAGTTATCATACCCTCTGAATAGTTTTTATAAAATTGTGGTTGTAACTTAGCCATAATTATTCACTGTCATTATTTAAGTCCCATGTTCTACCTGTGTTTTTTCGATATTGTACTCGATTTATATTAGGTCGCATTTTGCGTTTAAATAATGGTATGACTGTGCGGATATAATCATTAAGCTTTTCCTTAAAAGATAGGAACCAACCATCAGTTAAATCAAGGTTACTGCTATTATGCTTCTTCATCTTTACTCTCCAAGTCAGATAATCTTGCATTAAGTCAAATCTTTGGGCGTCAATTTCATCACCTAAAGAATTTACCTGATCAGCCTCAGTTAGATAATCCATGTAGAAATTATTGTTTACATAAGTACTATCAGCCATTGGCGAATATTCTATCTGGTCATTAGTTACAGTGTAAAATAATGGTCTACCCTCTTCTTGATTTTGGAAAACATAAGTATCAACTGGAATAGTTACAGTAATAGAGCCGTCACCACTAGCAGGAATACCAGTTAATACACCAGCGGTAGCACTTCTAGTTACTGCTGTATAGGTAATATCGTATTTAGTACCACTCACATAGACAGATACCGTTCCAGTATCATCAAAATCATAAGAGTTATCTATTGCTAGAGTAGTGTCGGTCGCTACCGCTTGTGTAGTCACTTGTGTTTTTCGTACATTTCCCTGTCTTGCATAAAATTCATCTGGATGCAAAAAGCGTAAAATATCACCATGTTTGCCTAATCTTAGAGTTCTAATAGAACGATTAGTAGTACTATCATAAATATCAGTAGGCATAGTAATACTAAATTGACCTAGTGAAGATGAACCAATAATTGAATTTAATTTCTGGTATTGTGGAAAAGTCTTTAGTTTACCTTGCACATATCTTAAACCATCATTTATCCAGCTCATACAGTCAGATATTGTAATGATGTCAGATAATGTCTCCTTTAAATTACGCAAAGATTTATCAACTAAATATCCTACTTGATTAGCACTCCAACCACCATAAGGCACACCGTCAGTATAACTACCAAAAGTATTACCTACTGTTTCTTTAAAACGAGCAAAATAGTAGCCGGTAGTCTGTGTTGTATCAGTGTAAGCTTGAATTAGTTGGTCTGCTTGAATAGCTGAGGTAGCTAACACGCTTTTTGCACCAGTCAAAGTAGCTGAATGACTAAACTCAATATTATCAAACTCTAAAATATAAACTTTTGTTTGAGCTGAGTGAGCAAAAGTAGTGTTAGAAGCTAAGGTGATAGTAGTTCCTGTTGGTGCGGTACTACCGTGAGTCTTGATTATTTCTGAGCCTTCCTCACCAAGTTCTCCAATAAGTAAGATTTTATTTATAGCAAAACCGTTTATATCTTTAACTGTTAAGGTACTAGCTCCTGAAGCAACATTAGCTGTCAAAATAGTTTCCTCTAAACGAGCTGATACTAAAGGAAATAAATCAACATAGATTTGTCTATTAGAGTGATTTATATAAGGAAACATATAAATTTATTATCTTTCAATTAAACATTGTGCAGTATGAGTTCCATCAGTTGCTTCGGTTACTGTTATCTTCATTGAATAAAAAGCATCATTTTCTAAATCCATTGAAACAGTAGATGATGTATTAGAAGACAGAGCTACCGAAGCTACTCTAGTTTTAGTTTGAGCATTGGTATTGGTTACGTTAGAAATAAGCTTGTTGTAAGCCACATAAGTAGTTCCATCTAGTGATACTTCTACCGTAAAAGTAGACGAACCAGCCGTGTGATTAGCTCTTGTAAGCATCAGTGACACCTTTTTCGCTCCAGCAATAACAATTTCTTCACTGGTGGTAGTATCAGTAACCGCATTTAGTGGTGTTAAAACATTGTACGTGTCTGGTGTAATTGCTCCGTTCATATTTTTATAATTAATTTATTAAACTCCCAACCCTAGCTTTATCCCCAAAATTATGGAGATAAAGTAGAGCGAGGATTAGTCCGCCGCCAAAAGTTCAGAAACTATACAAGATACATCAGTATCGTATTGTCTCCAACAAGTTAGACGAGACTGTTCTAGCCCATCAATGACATCATCGTTCGCGGTTACCGCAACTAAATCAATACCAGTACCAGCTACAATCGTTAGAGTGGTTGTTGACTTTTGATTGTCAATAATCCATTCACGCATGTCTCCAGCAGTTGGAATAATTGCTGTCCATGTCGAAGTTGCAGGTAAGTTAAGAGTTAGTGCTGGCGATGAAGTATTAGTGTTTTCGATTATATTACTAGTTCCTACTTCGGAAGCAGTTAGACTATAAGTCGATTGTGTAGCTGTCGCTGACAGTCTCAACACTCCACCACCTTGAGTAAATTCTTGTAGAGTTGTAGCTCCTGTACTAGATAGTGTACTAGTTAGAGATACTGCACCATTATGAGTTACTGCACCAGAATAAGTGATTGGATTAGTAAAAGTAGTTCTATCGTAGTCAGTACCTACTGATACTCCTCCATTATTATTGAAAATAGCAAGTAAAGCGATAATCAAAGCGATAAATGCAACTACATTGTTTGTGTTAAACATATTATTTCTTTTTCTTATTAGCTGCAGCTATTTGCTTTTCCAACACAGTGTCAGGTGTAGCAGTAGTATCAAAGTCTACTCCTGCTTCTTTTGCTTGTTCCTCAAGTTCTGGTCGAGTTGCAGGCTTGGTAGCCTTGTCAAAGTCTTCAATAGTCATTACTCCTTGACGAACGTAACGAGCTACATCAACTCTCTCTAGTCCAGAATGTGCGATAAGGAGACTAAGAGCTTCTTGTTCTTGTTCAGACCAAGCTACTCCTATATCCTTAGCACGTCCTTGAGCTGTAAGTTGTGTCCAATTAAGCATATACTTAAGCGTTATCTAGTAAATTTAGTTCACTCCTGTACTACCGAAGATTCCAGATGGATAACCAAGACCCAATACGTAATACGCATCAAGTGGGTACAACCAGTTCTGTGTTTCTGTTACATTTTCTGCTTCGTGCATCATTGGTCGTTGTGCAAATGGTGACTTTAGACACTTCTTTACCTTTCGGCTATCAGACATAAACCAGTAATCACTAGTGTCAGTACCAGCAGAGTTTTCATCAAGCTTAGACCAAACAATAATATTCTTGATTTTGCCCTTGATTGGGTTAATGTCGATATTTGGAGTACCAGCTACACCTTGTGAATACACAAGACGTTCAGCTAGGTCTTCATTACCAGCAGATACAATCAAAGTATCAAGCATTACTGGGCGGTTAACACCATTTGGGTCTTTGTACTTTCTAGCATCAGCGCGAGCAGTAATCATAGCATCACGTGATAGAGCTGGATTAGCTGTACCAGCACTATTGCGGATTAGGTTGCGGAACGTATTAGCGTTGATGTTATTGGTGTGTGAAGCACTGAATAGTACTACACCATCTACTGCTAGGTTAGATACAGTCTTACCGAACACGTCAGTGTAGGTTGTGCCTGTAAATCCATTAAGTAGAACGTCTGCCATTGATTGGTCAATCTTATTGAAAGCCTCATCAGTTACAGACTGTACTGCTTCTTGCATTTGGTCAAAGCGGTCAAACATTCTCATATCTTTAGTGATAGAGATTTTCTCTCCGAAACGCTTTTGACTCCAAGATGCACTATCTCCTTCATTAGAAGAAACAGTTGGAAGCTCAGCTCCTTCAGCTACTTGCTGTAGGTTACCAGCTCCGTGCATCACTAAGTAATCGTAAGTCTTCCAGTCGGTGTCAATGACATCGAAAAGTTCCTTACCTATCCATCCTTCAATGCCAGCAGTAGCAGATTCATTGAACACTTCATTCAATTTTTCTGTCAAAGAAGCATAATCAGTTGTTTTTAACGGCATATTTATTTAATTAACTATTAAGAGTTACCTACACCATCAACGAAGAATCCACGGACTTTGCGGTCTGCAACAGCTCCAACAATATCTTCGATATAGAATAAGTCATTTACACTTGCATCAGGGTTGATAGTAGTACCAGAAGCTAAGTCTGTAAGAGTACCAACATCAGTACGTGCTGGGTCTGCATCTGTATCTACCTCAAAAATCACCTTATCGTGTGTTCGTAGACATAGTACTTCTTGACCATCGGCTGTTGTAGTAACAGTTTCGAGGGCAATGTAGTAAACATCTGTTGCTGTACCAGAGGTAGCCATAATGTAATAGCCATCAGTATCAGCTACAACAGCACCACCGCGTACTACTGTTTCACCAGTAGAGAAAGGTAGCACTACTGTCTTTCCTTCATCATATTGAACAGGATTGAATGCCATAAATTTCAATTTTTAAATTATTAAATTACTCCTTCTTTTTGTACCAATCGTTGACAGAGGTTCCAATATTGAAATTGATAGTAGACTTTTTTTCTTCTTTTTTTATCTCAGGTTTTCCGCCTGTAGGATTAACTACGGTAGTAGCTTGCAATATACGAGCTGAGTCATCTGCTGTTGGATTTTGTCGTCTTTTCCAGACGGTATACGCATCAAAAACATCTTCAACAATCTTTTCTGTCGTGTCTTGACCATTGCGTGGCACGTAGAAAGCCATAACATCACTCCAATTATCGTTTAAATCTTTCTTAACATCAGCCAATGGGTCGTTTTCAGATATATTGGTCAATGTTTCAATCGCTTTAGTTCGATTTGTAGCATAAAACTCTTCACGAGTGATATAAGGCGTGGTTGGTTTAGTTTCCTTAACCTCAACTTTTTGCTTTCTATCAAAACGTGAATTGATTGCTCTTAGCTTCTTAGCTTCTGCTCGTAACTCATCCTCAGATAATGTATCTAAAGGGTCTTCTTTTTCCTCAATCTCTTCTACTTCAATTACTTCTTCTACTTCTGTAGGTTCTGTAACATCAGTAATTGGTAATTCCATCGTTGGTAGCTCCTTTTCCATATCAAGTAAAGGGTTTAAACTTGTAATAAACACGTTAGTTGGCGTGACCCAAAGACATCTTTAAAAGATGTACGTGCTTATATTATACCATTTATTAAAAAAAATGTGTCAAGTAAATTACTTTTCTCCTTTCAATCTTTCGTTAGCTTCGAACGCGCGCTTAGCTAGAGCTGATAGATGTAAATTTTCAATTCTTTGACCCATAGTTTCAATATATTGATCTCTATTTTTAGCGGTCATGCCAGTACCACCAGCCAATTCATAGATTAAATCATTGTTTCGTTTAGTAGCGTACTGCCTGAAGCCCTCACTCATCCACGCATTTATGAGAAAATCCTTTATCTTTTCGTTGTTGTTAACTTCAGGCAAGTTTAAATACTTCTCTAAAGCCCTAATATAGAGCATTAAGATTAATTTTCGCATGGTATAACGGCTTTAATTAGTGTGTAATGTACTGCTTGGTATCTATCATCACCAATATAATACCACTGTGCGTCATAAGGATTGTATAATACTCTATCACCAATCTTAGCTTTGATGTCTTTTACTTTGGCTCCAAAAGAAGTAATATCTCCTTGTGCTAGAAACACAATATCTCCATTACGTTCTCGTTCTTCTGCTTCTGGTACAATAATCCCTGTAGCTGTTTTTGTCTCAGTGACGCGAGGAACATGCTTAACGAATAAAAATTCTCCTACTGCCTCTGGTATTTTAATATCCATATACTGTTTTTTTAGTGCCTGTTAAACCTCTCTTCATTTTCTTCTCCATCGCTTTCTTAAAGAAATAATCTTCTTTTTGTTGTGCTGTGACCGTTGGTCTCGGTCTATCCATACACAAATATCTAGTCTCATCCATCGCATGGTCTTCCAGTGTTGTATCCAAGTCTTCAGGGTTGCGTTCAGAATGTACTTGTAATTCTATCGTTCTATGCCAGTCAAAACAAGTGTTGAAAACTTTTATTCTCGCTGTTGGCTTGCCATTGCCATCTGAGTGTATCTTCATATCCTCACGCATTGTAGCCCAACCTTGCACACGGTCATTGTTGGCACGTACTAATTGTGGTGTCTTGCCAGTCAATTCTTTAACTGTTTTCTCAAAAATCTCAGCTCCAGAAAGCCCAAAATCACTGTGTCCGTCTTTATTCCATATCGCTGGATCACACACAATATGACTAATAACCTCATTCTTATTCATTCTCGACACGTATTCACGGGCTAAATCACTGTATGATAGCTGTGACTCATACACTTCACGGTAGCGGAACAGCTCATTATTAGGCGAAACAGCCCACCAACCAAGCGAACTGAAAGAACCATAGCCATAATCCAGTGAACAGATACGTTTCCAATCAAGAGGAATGTCAAACGGTTCTATCATATGCACTTCTGGTCTATACTCAGTAAAGAACTGTCCAGCTAGAATATCGAAGTCACCATCACGCCACGCTTGACCGAGTTGACCTTGTAGATTCTCTAAATATTGCTTGTATTCCGTATTAATGAAAGGATTATCACGGTAAGTAGAGGGAAAAAAGCGTGTTTCTCCTTCAATTTCTGCTAAGAATGGTGCAACAAACGTCTTTTTTACATATCCATGCCCTACTCCACCAGGGTTAAACGAAGCATAGAGCCTTGGTCTCCAGTTAGACTTAGAAGAACGGAGCGAACCACGCAACTTTTCAACCTTTTCCTCAGTTAATTGATTGATTTCCTCAATAGCAATCAAGTCATACTCAATACCAATGTACTTATCGATGTCTTTATTGTCTTTAAAACCACCAAGAATAACCCGAGAACCATTAGGAAAGCGTAGACTACCAGCCTTGTATGTGTATTGAGTCTTACCTTTTAGGGTTTTTTCGATTAAATCTTCAAAAGACTCTTTAGCCGCCTTACCTGTTTGACGTAAAAATAAGACTTTTAAGCCAGCCACACGTTGACAATCATCTAATCCTATCTGAGATAAGACCGCATGAGACTTACCAGGACCTCTAGCACCACCACAACCAATCAGAACTGGTCCGAAAGAACTATCAGCTTCCCGAGCAGAGGCATGGAAACGCCACTGCCAAGGTAAAGGAATGTATCCAGCCGATACAAAACTATTAGCTTGTTCTTTAGGAACACCAGCTTGTTTAGCTATCTGTAGACAGCGTTCAAGTTGTTTCTCCTCCGTCTTCGTCAGAGTCATTACCATAAGCTTTGGATAGAATTACACTAACGCCATTAATTTGTTTACCTTTAGATGTATGGTCGATTTCGTTCTTTTCTGACATACCATGATTACTTGATAGTATCAGCTTAGCGATAGTTGAATTGTACTGTCCTGATAAGCCACTATTTATAAGTCTTTTTTGTTGTTCATGAAGGATTTTCTCTAAAGAGTTGGAAAATTCATCATGAGTTTCCGACCATTCGTAAAGTGAAGACTTGTTTACACCAATATATACAGCGAAACCCTCTATCGTTGGTAAGTTTACATTAAATCTATTCTCTTCGTAACTATCAATATTCTCAGCTAGATATTCGTCAACAGCTTCTATATATTCTTTTTTGTATTTGGTTGGTCTTCCCATTGCCATAATTAATATCCTACACCCTTACCTGTAGATGGTTTATATCCTTTGTCTCCGTACTGTTTTATTGCTGGTTTCTTCTTTGGAGTTTTACGAACTTCAATTAATACTTCTCGTTTTGGTTTTGGTTTAACTGATAAGAGTGGGTTAGTTGTCCATGTGGCTTTTTTTATCATATAAAGATATTATAACACATTTATACTTTGTCAAAAATAATTAAAGTGCTACTCGTCTTCACTGGCTTCTGCTCACAGTCTTTGCAAAATAAATTAGTTCCCTTAATTTGTTTTCGACAAGAGAAACATTTTCTTTTTGGTGTCCTGTTAATAATAAACCCTCAGCTGGATTCGAACCAGCTTGGCTCTTGAGTGTTACTAGTTTCGTGTGATGGTCGAGGTCACAGCTGGGGTTGCAATTTATTATTTATATTCAGTAACAATTTATATTAGTCTTTAAGGACGTAACACCAGAGACAAAAAGCCTTATGAGGGTGAAAGTAAAGAGCTGTCTACTTATATTTTACCTTGTAATTGCATTTTTTACAAAAGGTTTTTTCCACATAAATACTTGACAAATCACTTATCCCCAAGTGTAACTATACTATCCACTTGCATATATATACCTATAGGTATATAGTATATGAAGTCGGGAGAGATAACCCCTCTCGCAAAAAATAATATGACAACAAAAAATTCACTAAAAATTAGCAATATAGAGATGATTATTCATGGACATGTAGGATCATCAGATGCGATTGACCACTCTGGCACCACATACGTAGCTATCGTTCACTGGTTCACTGGAGGCCAGACATCCATCATGGCCAAAGACCTTCCACGCTATAAGGCCATGATGGAAGCACAATCTATCTAGCACCCACACTCACTCCTTGAGCCTATCGAGGGGTGGAATGTGGAGGTTAGACCCCGAATGTGGGGTTATCACTGAGGGGACGGGCGACACCGTACCTCCACACCCCAAGAGGGGTTTAATAACCAAAAAAAATAAAATGGAAAAATATAACTGCACCAGATGTCTACATGCTTGGTATCCTCGGACACCACAAAAGCCAAAAGTTTGCCCAAAATGCAAATCTCCTTACTGGAATAGAGTTAAGAGAGTTAAGATTTAATTTTTAAATTGCATTTCCGACAGAAAATAGCTTTTCGCTTTCTATCATAACACTGAGCTTCTTTGGTTATGTCTTTCTTGCAGGTGTCACAACGGACTACTCCATAGGTTTTCATAGATTTTTTATACGCTCTATCACATCGTCAGAAGTATGTCCGTCCCATGGTGAAGGAGCTTCTACATATTCAGTAATAAAATCAGTTTCATGCCAGCGTTCGATTGGTATGTGATAAGTAATTTGTTCACCTGCTTTTGTACCAATACCGACAATAAACTGAGTACCTGTTCCAAAGCATAACTCGCCGTCTGAGTGCCTTTTACTTCGCCATACTTTATGTTTTATATCATTATAGGGTTGTTGTTGTATTTGTTTACAGAGAGCGATATATAGCGTGATGCGATGGTCGTATAATTCATCGAATGTATGATACCCGTCACAATTACAATCGTGTTGCACTGTATTTCCCGTTGGTAAAAGAATGTTAAAATTTGATGTACATTTTTTTGTGTGTTGTTTCATAATTTCTCTACTAGAGATTTGTAATAATTATACTTTTCTATCAGTTCTTCTTCTGTCCACATTTTTGGTGTGTGTCGCATTTTATACATTTTGTCTACTTCTTCAATTCCATATTTTCTAACTGCGTATAGTGTGTACCGTTTGGCTGAGTCATCTTTATTAAAATAATTTCCATCGGCTGATTGTGGTGCAAAATTGTTTTCGTAATACCAGAGTTCGTTACCGCCTAAGTTTGAGTTTCTTTCCGTTCCATGAAATAAGTGACCACAATGAGTTGTCTGCCAATAAACTCTTTCTCCAGTGTCGCAACAAGTCACATATCCTGCGTGATCTGCATCCTTTTTTCTAATGTAAATGGAAAAAATAGTCCAAAGTTTCTTTTTTAGTGTCTTTACTCTTTCTGGTTTTGTCTTCCCCTTACGTTTTTTCGCTTGTTTTGGTACCGTAGTTAGTTTTTTAGGTGCTAGTGCGGTCTTTGTCTTAAAACCACTACGTTTGAGCTGTTTTGTGCCTCTTTTGAGGGGGGTGCGTTTGAGAGTCATTTTTTATTTAACTCCTCTAACTCTTTTCTTTTAAGATAGTCTTGTAGTGTCATGGTGTTATTCTATTGCTTGTAAGGCTTCTTTTTTAATTTCTTCTCCACGATTTTTTATGTAGGTATTCACAGTTTGCTCAAATGGAGTAAGTTTATATTCCGATACCTCTATTTGCATTTTGTCTACAATGTAGTCCACCACCGCTTCTTCGTGTTTGGTGAGGAGAGTGGATAAAATCTGTCTTAGACACGAATCATTAGAGTGCCTAAGTTCTGGGGGAATTTTATACCATTCCTCTACCGCTTCCTCTATCATCTTGTCTTTGTTGTTTGTTTTCATGGTTGTTTAAAAATTTATGTTTAACTCAGGGAATTGTGGGTCGTCTTTTATCTTTATTCCTTGCTCTCTTTCTATAATTTCTTTTAAAGTTTGTTCATTAAACTTTTTACAATATGGACAATCGTTACTGTATTCTTCTTCATCAGCGTTCCAGTATCCATCTCGTGGCAATACGCCAGTATTTTGGCAAGCATCGCAAAATCTGTTTGGATTTCTATAACACCTTTTTTCATGGATTTCCATAGCATGTTTAACTCCTCTTTTTTTACAAAAGTCACATTTGTACTTCTGCATTGTTTTTACTGCTTTCATACATTCACTATAACTTATTTCTTTTAATGGGGTGTTGGGTTGTTCACAAGTTAATATTTTAATCCATCTAACTTCGCTACATATCTTTCTTGTTTAGTTCGTGTCTTTTCTCCTAGAATTGTGTATTTACATAGATCACATTTCAAAAAATAACGAGTGCGTTTTTTTATTTTTAATCTTCCTCCTTTGTCTTTTTCACTAGAGCAACTAGGACACTTACTATCTTCTATGTATCTTATACCGTTTAGTATTAAACCTTTAAACATTATATTTGCTCTATTTCTTTCATTTTTTCTAATGCTTTTTCTCTGTCTTGAGTATTTCTAGTTAAATAATTTTCGTATTCAGCTATTTTTTTATTTTTAAATTCTTGAACCAATGCTGATTTTATCAATTCTTCTGTAATATATGTTTGAGATAAAAATAATTCTTCTATCTTTTCCGTCGCTTCTTTTTTGTTCGTAAAGAAATAATATTCAGTAGAAGTGTAAGAGCCACTGCCTTCAGAATATTGATTAAGTCTAAATGTCATACTTCCATCATCTTTACCAAACAAAGAAAGTAATTTAAGCTCCCTATCTTCCAATAGTTTAAAGTCTGAAAATTTGTGTAACTCAGGTGCTCCATATTGTTTTTTAACGTAGTATTTTACCCTCCCCTCAATCAAATCAATTACATTCTCAAATTCTTTAAAATCAAACTTAGTTGCTACTTTCTTTAAGTATTGTGTTCTTAAACCTAACTCTTTAGACAAATCAGAAAACTCTCGTTTTTGTTTATCGATAAGATTATTCCAATAAACTCTATCTTTTTCGTATCTTTCCTCTAATTCCTTTAGATTTTTTTCTTTCCAAGATTGTAGCGGTTTTTCGTGTTATTAGTCTTAAACATAGTAGTAATTATTCTTTTAATGTTTTTGAAGAATGGGTTGTTACACCTTTCCTATGTCTACTGTTAATAGAAAATAGAAAAAATATATTTAGAAGCACATTTCATTTTTCTTCACTTTTAACGTCTTCTCAGAATTGGGCGTTACACCTTTGCATTGATACTCATTCCCCTTGCAGGTCACCCGAGGGGTAAGAATGTGCGTCTTGTCGTATCAGTTTCACTTATGACGGTACTCTATAAAGCCATGCAAACGACATTTATAGAGCTTGGAGTTGTCTTTTGAAACATTGCTCCCTGAC